CAACTAATAATAATCTTGCAAATATGTCAGGAAGTCTAGTATAATAGAGTATGGCTTGGAAAAAATATTTTAAAGACGCAAACCTTTCTCCTATATCTGGAGAGAAGGTGCCAAATTTTGCAAAAAGGAACTACAGTTCTTATCTTCCTGATGTGTACACAGGACACCCCAACAGGATACAGAGATATTTCCAATACGACCAAATGGACAGTGACTCTGAGATAAACGCCGCACTCGACATACTAGCAGAGTTTTCCACACAAAAGAACACAGAGAACGAAACGCCATTCGACCTTGTGTTCAAGGACGAGACCACAGAACACGAAGTCAAACTTTTGAAAAAAGCTCTACAACAATGGACCAAGTCTAACAAATTCAATAAAAGGATATTCAGAATATTTAGGAACGCACTAAAATACGGTGACTGCTTTTTTGTGAGAGATCCAGAAACTTACAAATGGTTGTACATAGACAACGCAAAAGTTGACAGAATTGTTGTTAATGAATCTGAAGGCAAAAAACCTGAGCAGTACGTTATTAGAGATATAAATCCAAACCTACAGAGACTATCAGCAACACAGATAACGCCAAATCAAACTTATGGTGGTGGTGGCACAACTGGTGGTGGTACTGCCGCATACGGATCCAGTTATGCGAACGCAGGTGCAACCAACAACATGACAGGGTTTGCCCAGGCAACTGGTGGAAGATTTTATAAAACTATGAATGCGTACAACATAAACGCAGAACATGTGGTGCATATGAGCATGTCCGACGGACTAGACAATTTATTTCCGTTTGGGCAGTCAGTCCTAGAACAAGTGTTCAAAGTTTACAAACAAAAAGAACTATTAGAAGATGCAATTATCATCTACAGGGTACAGAGAGCACCAGAAAGAAGAGTATTTTATATTGACGTGGGAAACATGCCAACACATTTGGCGATGCAATTTGTTGAGAGAGTCAAGAATGAGATCAATCAAAGAAGAATTCCTAGTGCATCAGGTGGAGCAAACTTTATAGATGCCACATACAATCCGATGTCTATCAACGAGGATTACTTCTTCCCACAAACAGCAGAAGGAAGAGGATCAAAAGTCGACACATTGCCGGGCGGTACAAACCTTGGTGAGATAGATGACTTGAGATATTTCACAAATAAGTTGTTTAGAGGTTTAAGGATTCCAAGTTCTTATCTACCAACAGGTGCAGAAGACGGACAACAACAGTATAATGATGGAAGAGTAGGTACTGCATATATCCAGGAACTTAGATTCAACAAGTATTGTGCAAGATTACAAAGCATGTTGGCTGGAACATTTGATGAAGAATTCAAACTGTGGATAAAAGGCAAAGGATACAACATAGACAACAGCATGTTTGAATTAAAATTAAATCCACCACAGAACTTCGCACAGTATAGGCAGACAGAGATGGACCAAGCAAGAGTTAACACATTCACAGCAGTGGCGGAACTGCCTTACATGTCGAAAAGATTTGCATTGAAGAGATACCTTGGCCTAACCGAAGAAGAAATGGCAAGAAACGCAGATCTATGGGCAGAAGAAAACAACGTGCCACAGAAAAAACAGACAAAATCAAATGAATTACGTACAGGAGGAGTTACGCAGGCAGGAATTAGTTCAGATTTAGATCAATTTGAAGAGCCAACAGCAGATCCTGAAGCACCAACGCCCGACTCACCACAACCAGGTCAGCCAGGACAGGTACCTGGAGGCCAGACACCAGGCGGTACAGGTGGTGGTACACCTACTTAAGGATTAAATACGGATATGAAACTAAATGAATTCTTCACATATGGGCAGGACGGGTTTGAACAAGACAAAACCTACGAGCCAGAAAATGACATTTCAATTTTAGATTCAGAAGATACGAGAAAAACCAGATTAACACTCAAACAAATAAACTCTATGAGGTTGGCATCGGAGGCTCATGATGCACAACAGAAGGAAGAAGCAGTTTTTGTTCAAAAAATGTATGGACAGCCTGCACAAGCCGATAACTTAGAGTTGTAATGTCCGAAATAGCATTCGTACTAGGTAACGGTGAATCACGTAAGGGGATCGATATAAACGATCTAAAAAGCAAAGGCAAGGTCTACGCCTGCAATGCCGTGTATAGGACACATCAACCTGATTGGCTAATTGCGGTGGATCCAAAGATGATGTTGGAGATAGCAGAAACTGATTATGTTGTACATAATAAAGTGTACTCAAATTATAATGTCCAATATGAAAAACATCCAAAATTAAAGGACCATGTGACATGGGCTACTCCCAGCCTTGGATGGTCTAGCGGGCCGACCGGCCTTAGATTATCATGCGATCACGGTTTTCAGGACATTTACATACTAGGTTTTGATTATCAAGGGCATAAAGAGGATAGCAAACACAATAGATATAAATTAAACAACATTTTTGGCGATACCAGGAACTATAAAAAACGCAATGACGAGGCAACTTTCTATGGCAACTGGATGAATCAGACAAAGAGAGTCCTTAAGGACTTTCCAAATGTAAAATTTACCCGTGTGATACCTAAAGGATGGTTTGCACCAAAAGATTTAGATTGGAATGAAAATTTAACCACCATGTCACTTGAGGATTTTTTGACTAAATTTACTTTGCAACTAAAAAATTTGTAAAAATACGCCTTTTCTCGCCAATTATACCACCGTTTTACGCTGTTTACAGTAAATACAAACACTTATAAGTACAAATAGACCTAATACAAAGGAGCACGTGTAAAATGTCAAACAATAAATTTGAATCGTTATTAGAATTACTAATCAACGAAGAAAACGATAAAGCAGAGGCTTTATTCCATGAAATCGTAGTGGAAAAATCACGAGATATCTACGAAAACCTAGCAGACGAAGAAATAACTGCTGAGGCAAAAATGGACAAAAAAGACGATAAAAAAGATATGAAGGAAGATGAAGTTTCAGAAGAGACAACTACTGAAGCAATGAAAGACAAAGAAGACAAAATGAAAAAAGAGTCTGATGAGTCTGACGCTGACGAGCAAGTAGATGAAACTTCAGCAGAGTCAAAAGACGAACAAGTTGACGAAACTTCAGATGAATCTAAAGACGAGCAAGTCGACGAAGTAGTTGAAATCGAAGACGAAGCACAAGAGTCAGAAACAACAGAAGAAGAATCAATTGAAGAAGTAGGCGGAGACGCAACTGATGAATTGGTTAAAGACATATCAGCAGACGAAGAAGGCGCTAAAGAAATGGATATGGACATGGACAAAGATATGGGCATGGACAAGGAAATGGATAAAGACGGCGACGAAGATATGGAAGACAGAGTTGTTGACTTGGAAGACGCTTTAGATGAATTAAAAGCAGAATTCGAAGCAATGATGAGCAAGAAAGACGGTGATGATGACGACAAAGACGAAGCCGTTGCTCCAGAAGTTGCTCCAGAGTTGACTCCAGAAGTTGAAATGGAAGGCAAAATGTCAGACAAGAAAGACGACATGAAGAAAGAGGCAATGCACAAAGACAAGAAAAAAATGTCTGAGTACAAAAGCCCAGTAAAAGCCGACCATAAAGACGGATCAGACATGTCAGCAAAATCACCAGTTAATTCAAGTGTAAAAAGCATGGGCGGTGGAGTACATAACATCGCTAAAGGCGGAGCAGAAGAAAAAGGAAGACCGGCTCCAACTGCACAGAAGATGAGTGATTTTGAAAACACAGGCGGTAAAGCAAAATCTACTTCTTTCAAGAAGCAAGAGAAGGCAAATACTGCTGATGGTTCAGACAAATCTGCAAAATCACCAGTTGCTTCTAAGTAATTGTTGATTTAAGGGAGATCATCGGATGTCAGCACTATACCTAAGAGAGAATCTAACTTTTGATCAAGCCAGGGTACAGATTTTACACGAAGGAGAACACGGTAAAGATTTGTACATGAAAGGCATCTGTATCCAAGGTGGTATCAAAAATGCTAATCAGAGGATTTATCCAGTGCAAGAAATTGCGAGAGCAACAAAAACACTGAATGATCAGATAAATTCTGGATACTCTGTGCTAGGTGAAGTAGATCACCCTGATGATTTAAAAATTAATTTGGATCGTGTATCACATATGATAACGGAAATGTGGATGGACGGTCCAAATGGATATGGTAAAATGAAAATTTTGCCAACACCAATGGGCCAACTTGTCAAAACAATGTTGGAGTCAGGTGTGAAACTTGGCGTTTCAAGTAGAGGTTCTGGTAACATGAACGAATACGGAAGCGGTGAAGTTTCAGACTTTGAAATCATAACAGTTGATGTTGTGGCCCAACCTTCGGCACCAGGTGCTTACCCCACGCCAATTTACGAACACCTAATGAACACAAAAGGTGGAAACTTGGCAAAGGGTTTGGCGGCTGAAGTTAGAAACGATGCAAAAGCACAAAAGTTCCTCAAAGAGGCACTAACCAACATAATAAAGGACCTAAAATAAGATGATCGACGCAATATCAAAACTTGTTGAATCTGGTGCAATCTCTGAAGATGTCCAAAAGAGCATCCAAGAGGCATGGGATAACAAGATCAAGGAAAATAAAGAGACTGTAGGTGCAGAGTTAAGAGAAGAGTTTGCTAAAAGATACGAACATGACAAAGCAAACATGATCGAGGCTATTGACACAATGATGAACGAGAAATTATCAGAAGAAATTTCAAAGTTTGTTGAAGATAGAAAAGCACTTGCACAAGAAAAAATTGCTTATAAAGAAAATGTAGGCAAACACTCTGCTAAATTAGAAGAATTCATTCTTTCTAAATTAAATGAAGAGTTAAAAGAACTTCACAGCGACAGAAAAGGTGTGCATGAAAACTTTAAGAAAATGGAAGAGTTTGTAGTAAACGCTCTTGCCAAAGAAATCAAAGAGTTCCATGAAGACAAAAAAGGCGTTGTGGAAACGAAAGTCAAACTAGTAGCCGAAGCCAAAAAACAAATGGC